CTGTAACCTTGTCTTGCACGGGGGTATCGTGCGCATCAGGAGCTAGTCCTGGTCCCGCGGAGCCGCAGCCTTTGGGGCGGCTGGAACAACATCATCACCTTCATTCTCATCATCTTCAGCTTCAGGAAATTCTTCTTCCAATTCATCTAAAGCTGTTTCAAAGGCGAGTTTCTTGTTGTCATCCATGTCCTGGGAGCGGCAAGTCAGTGCTGATTTGATTGATCTCCACAACTCTTTCTCAATTTTTAATCCATTTTTGACCAACTTGCAAAGTTTTCCCCACAGTTGTTGTCTCGACCTGTGGTAGGTGATATCCTGAAGACGCGCTTCAGCAATCCACCTTTGCACAGTGAGTTTCTTTTCTTCTTTTTGTTCAGCCATTGTTGCGCAATTTGTCGTGTGTGTCTCACGACTGCGACTTTAGCGAGGACACACGCGATTGAGATGCCGGCTTTTTCCTCTCTTCGCGCTCGCTCTTCACGCTTGGTGTCGGTGATTCTGGCTCGTGCCACGCTCGACGCATTGTTGGCGGAGCATGTTGGTACTCCATTTCGTCCCAATCATCATCTTCCTTGGAGTCCCATTTATCAACAGGCTTATGCGCACGGCTGTTGCGCAAATCTTGTTTGGCCTCATCCTGCAAAATTCTTTGCCATGCCTGTTCCAGGCTGTCATCTTTTTCCTCTTTGGGTGGCAATCCCAGTTCTTGACGAATTTGGGCAGCGAGCGCCTGGCCAGTGCCCGCCTTTGCAGCGTGCTTCTGAAAGGCCAGCGAGCGCATCTGCAAATTTGGATGTTTGAGCAACGTGATGGCACTTGCTGGGATGGAATAGATAAAGAGAGACGCATAATTATCAATGATCCAACTCGTGCTTGTTCCTCCTGACGCGAACAACACCAGTTCTCCTGGCGTCAAGACTTCAAATTGCAAAAAGGCTCCTTGCTCAACGTTTGAGCTTGAGAGTTTAGCGAGCTGCGTGCCCCAATCAATCCAAGTGACACCTGTTTGAGTTGAACCGTAAGCACTGCCATCCGCGGCAGAATGATAAGCCCAGTCAGCGGCTCCCGAAGTGCTGTAATCAACAATCAGATGTGCCTCATAAAAGCCAACATTAAGGGAAGCAGTTAAGGCATTGGTGCTTGACAGGGTAAAACCCCGCACTGTGCCCGACGTGATCAATCGCGTTTGTGCTCCGAGTGTGCTCCAACTCTGCAGCGATAGCTGCTTAGTGAGAGTTGAGGTCCAGTTGAGTGGGTTGATGGTGGCACCACTTCCGTTGGTGATTAGATGTTTGTCAACGCCACTTTGCCCTTGTGACCTCTCAGCTGCTTCACGAAATTTGAGCGTCCAGTGCACCCGAAGGGGGCCAAGCGGAACAGGGTAACTGAGAGCTTGCCCACCTTCTGTGTTGACTGGTGTGTGGAGCATGAGAACAAATTGCCCTTGGTAGCAATTGTTAATGTCTGTGCTTGTTGTCGAGCCACTAACAGCCAGCTTGTTGAGGTAATAACCTCCAACAGGGCCCTTCCCAATTCGGTACATATACTTGCCTTGCCTTGGAAATTCCAACCTCGCTTGGCCCGCACCGCCTTGAACTGGGCGGTCAACGCAAGAACCATGGTCCATCCATTCTTGAACGTTGCCAACTGCTGTGCCAACACTACCGATGGGGTCGGTCGCATCACGTTCGACAAAGCCCAACAGACGACCGCCACAAGCATACGGTAGCGAAGGGTCGAGCTCAAATTTGATGGAGCTGAAGACGTATTGATCGTACATGGCAGCAACATCAGACAAACGGGTGCCCGGCGCAATCAGTTGGGGGTGAAGCGGAATGAGTGCCAAAATTTGCCCTGCAACGTTGGAGCCAGAGTTAGGGATCGTCAAGTTGGATGAAATTTCTGTCACACCCTTAACTGTGCCTCCGCTCATGGTCAGGCCCCTCATTGTCATCGAATTCCGTTTAGAGCCTTCTTTTGGGCGCACGCCGAGAAACCCGGGTAGGGGGATTGATTTGATTCTTCCTCTTCGGTTTGTTCCCCCTTTGAGTCCGCCTCTTCCGATGGCGTTTGGAACTGGGATTGACACTTGAACGCTTCTTTTGGGTCTTTGCTTGCGTGTGTTTTTTCTGCTTTGCTTCTTTCTGCTTCTCGACAACATGTTTAATAGTGCTTTCAATGATTGCTGGAATTGTGAGTGCTAAGATTTGTGGTAAAAACTTCCTTCTTGGCATTTTTCATTTGTCGGATCCTGAGCAGTCCGACAGCCGGCTCAGTGGCTTAATGGTGGCACTTCGCAACTCTCGAAACCGAAGTATAATCGCTCCAGCATCCTGTCTCCAACATAGGATTTCTTTGCTTGCTCCCACGCTGCACTTCCTTTAAGCACAGGGTCGTAGAGGTGCTGATATTCATCAATAACTTGTTGGAGCTCCTTTCTCATTTGCGTGTCACCCCATGACACGTTACGCATTCCACACAGCCTTTGCAGCTGCTCCTCGGGTGTGCGGTCAGTGCCACCTTGTAACACGTTTGAGTAAAGCTTGTCTCTGTTGATTTTGTGCACCCACTTGCGTCTTCTCTCGTCAAAGTGGAAGTGCATGGATAAGAAACCCAATTCAAAAAAAGGCCTGGCATTCCAGTCAGGTGACTCAAAGACAAAACCGAGGTCATCCCAAACAAGCTGTGCCATAGCTGGTCCATTAAAACGATCGGTGAGCTGATCAGAGACTGTGTAGGTTAAATCGTCTCCGAATGTAATAATCGAGGTGTTTGCCTTAAATTCTTCAAAATCATGCCCGACCAGCAGAATCCAGCTGTAACAAACAGCAAAAAGCATAAGCAGAGTGTTGTCATGTGCAGTGCCAACTTGGCCAGTTAAATTACCGCCTGAATCAAAGGCGCCCTTCAGGAAAGCATGACCATCGGGCATAATCAGCGGGAGCCGGGATATCATTCTGTAGATGTTGTTGATTCGGATCTTATTATCATCAGTGCGGTCTTCCTCACACAAAGCTTCCCACTTGAGCTTCGCAATCTCCTGCAAACACTCGTCAAACATGTGCGATTCCCACGCACCACCATCAATTTCCCAACCATTGGGGTGCCTTCCTAAATATTCAGCTAGCCTTTGCATGCCACTGCGGTACGGAGACCACCCCAGAGCAGTCATAGACTCAATAGGGAACTTTTGCAGCCTGTGGTGCGCATCATAGCATGCCATTTGCATCCACATATTGTGCCCTGCATCAACCGCAATCACATTCCTGAGACGGTTTTGCAAGAGTTTTTTCTGCGGCAAAATTTCTTTCTTCACGGTGACATGAGCCATTGATGTGCATTTGGTTAAACGAGCGATCCAATGATCCTCTGTCCACTTTCTGCACTCCTCATCTTGGTAGAATTCATCCTTGAATGGTATACCTGCCAAATTCCAAGGCATGCCGGACGATTTTCCTTTAAACTCGATGTCATTCTTGGCAAAAATTTGATCGAAAGTCTGGATTTTTGCATTCTTCCAGTATGGGTGCACGATCATGGACACCCAATCCCAAGCAAATTTAAACGCAACTTTGTTGTAACTGGTTGGCACTGGTTGTTGAAAACGTTCCACAGCCGCATAAGCTGCCGGAACGTTAGGTGCGTTCATATAGTGTGTTTGTTCAAAGTTAATGTGCAGTTTTTGAAATACTTGTTGTAGAGTGACGTCGTTTTGTCTTTCCTGGCGACGCTTGCCAAACCCGGCCCGTAGTTTACCAAGGTAAGGTAGCTGTTCACTCAGGCTTGTGGCTTGGTCGTGTTGGGTGCCGCTACTAACGCGGAGAGCAGCTTGGATGCGGTCGGGGTACTGCCTGAGCCAGCTTTTGAGTTTAAAGCCGGCAATCCTTTCTTGATAATTGCAATGAGCTCATCCGTCATTGGGATTGCGTAGCTCGGTGAATTTGGTTTCCCATCTGAAGTAACATGGATGCCGATAAGCTCGCCTTTGGCATTTGTGATTGCCTTGCCGGAATGTCCAGCAGCAGACGTGGCGGTAAGAGCCATAAGGCCCGGAACACGCCACTCTTTCTTTTGCTCATCGACATAAGTTGTATCGACGCCAATGGCCAAAACATGCCCAGCGCCAACCGCGTGTTCTTTTCCATCACACGGCCATGTGAAAATGGGTTCGCCGAGCACTGGCTTTGCTAGGCTAAATGACTTCATTCCTTCTGGTTTGCGGAACATAACAAGGTCGTAGCCAGGAATGGGCACGCAATTGCTGGCGTAGTCACTGTCAGGATTGAATATTGTTTTCCGCGTCCCGAACTTGTGCCCAAAACAGGCAACCACGGGCTCCATAGAGTACTCGGTGCCGTGCATTGTTGCAAGACCGACATCAGCAGCCGCGCAACCGCTACTGATTTCGGGCGTGATTTCACCTCCTTTACGCTTGTATTCGGCAACAATCTTGCACGTTTTGGTAAATGCATCCACTGAAGTGATTGGCTGCGCAGCATTAATTGATTCAGCCTTCTTCTGAACTTCCTCTTGCGACTTTTTGACCTCCTCGCGCATGGCTTCACTGGCGGGTGGGCAAACAGTTTGTGCCAGCTTACCCTGAGTGTCGAATCTCTTGAACATCATTGGCGGGAGCGCTGCTTGCAATGCTTCGGCTTTTCTCTTCTTCTCGTCTTCCTCTTGATTCGGGTGTTCGATCTGCTTGGGATCTCGTTGAGGCACATCTGCTGGTGTAATGGTTTCCGCGGCTTGCAATGCTTTTGCTTTCTTGACTGCGGAGTTTTCTCGTTCGCTGGCTGATCTCTTGCAAGAGATGCAGGTGCTTGGCAGTGGGGCATCCTGTCCATATTTCTTTTGTATGTGATGAACAGCGTCTCGCCCGATGCGACCTTGACCCGCACAGACTCTGCACTTGAACAAGTAGGCTCCATCATCGGAAAAACCTCTTCTGACAGAAGAAGACTCAGCCTCATTCTCCTCGTCGTATTCATCAGCCCAAAAGCCTTTGCCAGACGCTCTGATAGCAGCTTCACGTGCATTAGCTTCGTCAACAGCTGCAGAGCGTGATGGTGCTTGCACAACAGGACCAAAAGAACGGTTGCCTGCAAAGACTCTGTATGGTTGTGCATAACGTATGTCGTCCCCTCGCTTGGACGAGAGTATGTGCTCTTTGTTGCCTTTATGACTCGTGACCCAACTCATGTAAGCACGACGGCCGGAGTCAGTGTTTGTGTCAAAAGTTTTAATTCCACCACCCTTTGTCTTGACAGTCATTGTATGACCACGCTCAGAGTCAAAATCCATTGCGTCTTTGTCAATTTCAAAATAGCGCGCGTCTTGATCATTGTTGTAGGCGTTTTGGAGCATTCTCCTGAATTCAGCCCCTTCATAAGCCACAAGTTTGAATTCATCTCCGACCATGGCTAATACCATCTCGCCTTGCTGAACTGGATCACCATCATACCAAACGGTTGAGCCTTTGATCATTTTACCCAGTCGTTTCTTTGCACCCCTGCCAAACTTGGTTTTTCCCCTTCCTTCGGCTTTTGGCAGGTCTCTGACATCGACGGGTTTTTGTCTCCAGTCCACTTGCCTACTCTTGTCGCGATCCATTTTTGCTTGGTGCTGTCTCCTCTGCAACTCAGACATGTCGGCCATAAGCTTCGCATTTTGTTCCTGCATTATTCGCAACTTTTCGTTGAGCTCCTTGACTTCAGCTGTCAATGAATCAGTTGCTTGCACAGATTTGGTGTTGACAATAGCGCTGGCTGCACTTGAAAGCAAATTGCCAGCAGATAAACCAAGTGCAATGACGGGCAGTGCTGATTCAGCTTCTCGCGGTGGGGCCGCATCAACTTCCGTCTCTTGACGCTGCAAACGCATCACTGCGCTTGCCTCGGCTTTAGTGAGTGGTTCAATTGAGGTGATAACGACTTCTCCTTCGCCTTTCTTTTGCTCTTCAGTTTTTGCAGCAGTTGGCGCTCTTTTGGTGTCAGTGGAGGGCACAACTGGCCGACGGCTCTGCCCAGGAACACTTTCTGCTGGTTGACTAATTGGTAGTCTGGTGGTGGTATCATGTTGTGCTTTGGGATCCACTTGCAGAGTGAATGTACTTGGGACACCGATGGGCGCCGTAATTTGAGCAACGCTAGCTCCTTGAGCGTAATTGTCTCTTGCTGCAATGAATTCTTTGCACCATTCACAATCTGGGTGTGGTGTTCTGTCGTGGTAACCTCCTTTGTGTGATGCTTTTCTTGTGTAGTAGAGCATCGAAGCTCTTGCAGCTGCAGCTGCTCCAAGTCTTGAGCGAGAGAGAGCCACTGCCCCAATTGCGAGAGCACCGACGGCAAGGGAAAACCCAACTGGTTTCCTGTGCTCCCAAAAGAACTTGGAGAGGATTCCTTTGATTCTTCTTGCATGAGCTCTAGCTCTTGCTTGGATGAGCAGACGGTCAGGTCTGCGCCAAGTTCTTCTTGAATTTTCCACAAGTTCCGCAAACTTTCGTGGGTCTCCGCCTGCTCTGAGGTCAAGAATTTTGCTGTAGAAAGCACCAACTGCGCGGTTGAAGCGTAGCTTCCACTTTCCTTCCGAAGCTCCGATTCCACGGCAGCCAGATACTCCGCAAATTGGGCAAAATTCAGAAATCTGACTTGTTTGTGAGAAGATTTGTCCATTGCAAGCAATCCCGTAGCGCAAGACGTAAGGTCCCGGGGTTTGCCCGTTTGTGTAAAAGAATGAATTCTCAGAGCACCACTGCCGGTTTCCAGCCGGCAGCTGCCGAAATTGTTCAATGGCAGGCGGAGAGCTCGACCTTTCGAAGTCTTGATCTTCAGCGTTGTGATCTTCATCCGTTGGTGTGCTGTCCTTGGCCTCGAGCTGTCTTTTTTGATCCCGCCCTGCTTCCAAAACAGCTTCCATTGCTGATCTGTACGGCTCTTGCGCTATTAATTGTTCCTGTTGCTGTTCCGTGGGCATGATTGGTTTGTTGGCAATCAGAACTAATGCTTCAGCTTGGCGCCTTGCATTGGCAACTTCGTCATTGCACTCATTACAACGGCCGTTTTCCTGTAACTCCTTTTGTTCTTTACATCTCGCACATGAGCCAATTGCTTGAGCTCGTTTTCCTTGGCCTCCGACATTCCTAAAGAGTTGGTAGCTGGCATTTGCTTTGCTCAACATTTTAGCAATAGCGTCATTGTTGTCTGGCAGTAAGGCTGATGCCGCTGCCAACAGATTTTCAGCCATGTGCCTGTGGTCTTCCAATTCCTGATCATGCTGCACTGCATCTGCCTGACTTTCAGCAATTAATTTTTCCTCCGGCGGTAACGCTGAAAAGTCCGGCCTTCTCGGTGGCGGCCTTTTCGGGGCTGTAAGCTCCGCAATAGCCATGGTGCT